CGAACTTGATCCGCTGCAATTCGATTTCCATAGCCAGCAATTGAATTGGCTACAGAAGTTTGTTCGTAAATCGCTGTCATTGTTCTATCCATATTCTGTAAGGCTGCAGTATTGGCTTTAGCTTGTTTTTGGCTATCGTCTATATTTTCGGATCCAATGCTGGACAGAGCATCCCCCGATGTCGAGAACTTATCACCTAGCCATTGGCCAGCTGCTGTGCCAATCGCCCCACCGATTACAGATCCTATAATTACGCCTGCAGGGCCTCCCAATGCACCTACTAAACCACCCAAGGCACGACCTGCCATTCCTCCGGCAACAGAGCCGCCAATACCTCCGGCAATGCTGCCTACTGTACCCGCTGTACTTTGTGCCGGGCCCATGGCCGCACCTGCTATACCTGCACCTGCTAATCCGCCAGCAATGCCAGATCCATAGCGAGCCGCAGCTCCTCTTGCTGAACCAGCAAAACCACTAGTCCTTACATCATACCCTGTTTTGGCAGCAGTGGCAGCAGCAAATCTGTTAAGAGCCATTGTTGCAATGTTTAGACTTCTAACATACATGCCTTTTGCAGCTACAGCTAATCCAACAATTGCTACAAGGCCAGCAAGACCGCCTAATACGGTTCCTGTAAGATTATTTGCTCCTAATATATTACCCAATCCTTCTAGCGGAGACAGAAGTATTTGAAAAGCTTTGGCAACTAAATTAAGAGCGCCGATAAACACTCCCCAATCAACCATGTTTAATAGTTTTAAGAATGGAATTGCCAATGCTTGTAAATTAGCTTGGAAGTTTCGGATCTGTGCATTAAATTCCTGTGCAACTTTATCTTGCTCACTACGCTGCCGGCCGGCTTCGGAATTGTAAAAGTTTGCTTGCTTTCCTAACTCTAGTAGTTGTCTAGCACTGTCGCCAATTGGTCCTTCTAAATTAGCTAACATTCTGAGCTCGTCGCCGCGAGCTTCGACTTCAGCTATAATTGTATTACGCAGCTTTTCCTGATCTGCAGCAGTAATTTCGCCGCCTCGTCTGACTATGCCTGCTTGTCGCTCAAATTCCGAATATACAGCGGCACTGGCCATGATCATATTCTTACCGCTTTGAGTAATAGAAAATGGCAAGCCACCCAATGCAGACTTAAGAGCATCGGCTGCTAAAGTGTCTCCCAATTCGCCTAGCACGCCTCGCAAGCTAGCAGCAAATTGCTGTATAGATTTAGAAACTTCTGCACCACCTTGTTTTGCTGTCTGGACAAAGTTAGCAACAATAGGATCTTGTGCTAGCTTTACAGCCGCTTGGGCTAATTCTAAAACGCTTTTACCAGTTCTATTTGCTAGTACATCTAATTCTTCTGCTAGTGCTCTGGAGTTTCTAATAACTTGTTCTTGTGCAGCACGGCCCTTAAATCCTTGACTGATAGCTACTTTGGTCTGCTGAGCAGTAAACTCTGCAATTTGAGCGTTAGTCATTCCCAAGTTACCCACGCTAGCAGTAGCAGATCTAACTTCGCCAACTAACGCAGCAAATTGTTTTGCACCGTTAGTAGCACCTACTCCTAAATTGGCAAAACCTCCACCGGTTTCGGCAATTGCTTTGCCAAATTCTTGGATTGTAACTCCGGCTGTTTTAGCCATAATGGCATAGTCAAATATGTCGCCGCTGATGCCTCTTTGCAGGCCTGCAGTTAGCTGATCAGCATAACCGGTTAAACTGCCAACTAATGTACCTATACCTATAGCAAATCTTGCCCCGCCGGTATTGATAGTTTCTAAAAATCCGCCGACACTTTTAATTCCGCCGTACCTTAAAGAATTAGCAAATCTATCATATGTTTGTTCTAATTCTTTTTGCGCTTCAGCCGCATCAAGGTCTGCTGCGGTTTTGGCTTTTGTAGCAGCAACTCCCTCTTCTATAGACTTGTTAACTTTATCCTGAAGCTCGCGATTTCGACGCATAGCTTCACGGCGACTAGCGGGCGTATCACCGGCAGCGCCTGTGCCTTTTCCTTTAACGGCATCGATTAACTTATCGATTTGATCAGCCGTAGCTATTCCATCTAGAGTGAAGTTAAATTGGTCGCCGCCAATTATTCTACCAATGCCTTCTACTTTACTAGCCATTCATTATCTACGCATATAAATATAATAGAGTGGTCTCTATGTAATATTTAGTTGGAGAAAAAATGGAAAATCAAACCAATCCGTTAAAAAGTTATTTTCGCAAACCTGGCATATGGATTAAACTGCCTAGTCGCGGTTATTTTTATAAAGTTAAACCCAGTTCATTAAATGACATGGGAGAAATACCTATATACCCTATGACAGCCAAAGACGAGCTGTTACTTAAAAATGCAGATTCATTGCTTAACGGTACTGCTATCTACGATCTAATTAAAAACTGTGCTCCTTCTATTCAAGACCCCGAGTCAATGCCAAACATTGACTTAGACGCAGTCTTACTAGCAATTCGCAGAGCAACTTACGGCGAATACATGGACATTACTGTACAACACGACTGTAATACAGATGCTAAAAACGAAGTAAGACTAAATTTAGATCACTTTATTTCAACGATTAAAACTATTGATCAAGTTGAACCTATTATCCTAGACAATGGTATCAAAGTGTTTGTTAGACCTGTAAATGTTCGACAACTGCTAAGACTAAACTGGGTACAGTATCAACAGATTAGAAATCTACAGCACGCTGAACAAAACGGTGTTGACGAAAAAGCTAAAATTGATATCTTGCAATCTAGCTATGCTGAGTTAACTGAAGCCAGCGTTGCTGTTGTTAGTGACTGTATTGACACAGTTTTATTGCCAGACGCTACTGCTGTTACTGATAAAGATAACATTACCGAGTGGGTATTAGATTTAAGCAATACCGATTATAAGAAAATCGAAAATTTAATTATGGGCTTGTCGGAGCAAGGCCTGCAGAAAAAATTCCAAGTTACATGCGACAAGTGCGGGAAAGAGTTTGACAGTCAGATTGATTTAAATCCTACAACTTTTTTCGGATGAGGCTTTTGGCCTTAAAGTCGGGCCCTGAAATCATGAAACTTCTTAGAAGTTTAGAAGACGAGTCAAAAGCCATAATAGAAGATATAGTAGGCCTAGCAGTATATTCCAATCAAGACTATGATCAGATGTGGAATATTACAGCAGAAGAAAGACGAATATTCCTTAAAGTGCTTAAGGACAAAATCAGTCTAGAAAGAGGCGTAAAGCCCAAAGAGACATTAACTCAGGAAATAAGATAACTTAAAGTTGTTCAAAGAACAACTAAGAATTATGTTTTATACGCTTACGCTACAAAACACAATTCTTTCTTTATTCATTCTTTACTTTATAACAAGGTACTACAGAAGATATATATGCCAAGGTTTTGCAGTCGTACTTTGCCCTGTTAAGGGCAAAAGTAAAAATAACATGCCGGAGGCCCATTATCGTAATCTATCGCTGCAACTAATATAGTAAAGGCGGTTACGCTGTACCTTTTTACGCAGTCCTTGTAGTAACGCAGAATCTAGCTTGCTGATAGATGAACTTGCTAGTTCTTGTGAGATGCAATGACTCAACAGAGCTCACTCATTTTGACTATACATACACTTGTCAGCACTTTTCAAGTCTAGTGCTTCGTCCTGACATCATCAGGATAGTGACAATCATGTCTCCGCTACCGCACGGAAATTCCTACCCCGCGACATCACCAGGGATTCGGGCACCTTTGTCGTCTTGCTGGTGCGAGCTGTTGTTATCGGTAGTACTTGGACCTAGAGTTTGCCAATGATATGGGAGCCGTGAACTCGTAAATTAATAATGTTGTTGTAATAGTCAGGGGATTCTAGTACACGCCTGTTGAATTGTTCTCTTGCTTCGAGATATGAACAAACAGCCTTGCTGGAGCCGTAGTAGAGTATTTCACGGATAAATTTGTCGGGACCTAAGGCTGCAACATCTTTTTTTAATTCTTCGCTGCTGCCCCAATATTCTTGCCAATCGCTGTCAATTTTACTTTTTATTTTTTTACGCTTTTTGGTGCCGTTTTTGAGTTTTACAGTTTTATAAGTTGTTTTGGAGAATTTTGCCAGTTTTTTGCCAATGTACATGCGACCTGTAACTGTGTTGGTGATACAATAAACATATCCAACACAGTCCTCAGGCAATTGTTCTACAATATTACCTTCGAACAGCCATGTCATTTAACTGACAATGCGGCCTTTTCTTCGGTGATTTCTTTGCGTCGAGCTTTGACTAGTTTAGCTACTTCTTGCAATGCTTTACGAGCACGGCCAGCGGCAGCTTTTACTTTTTTACCAGTGAACTTTTCGTTCTCTTCGATATAGATTTGGAACTGCTTAACTAGTTCTTCTTGTGTATTTACTTGTGTTTGTTCTGTCATTTTATGCCTCTACCATTTCAATATCAGTATTGAATGTTGTAAATCCGTTTTCTTTAACGACTTGCAGTATGTTATTTACTCTGCCGACCAGTTCATCACGGTGGCTAATTAAGAAGATATTCTTCCGATTTTCTCTAGCCATTTTCTTTAGCAAGCCCAATGCACTGTCAACACCATTAGCGTCCATACCACTGTCAATCATTTCGTCGATGAACAATAGATTAATTGGACGATTTAAGCTTTCATAGACATCGCGGAAGGCCCAGCTTAGTCCTAAGATAAGTCTATTACGCTCACCTCGACTTAGGTTGTCAAAGTCAAACTCTTGACCTAGTTGAGTAATATCGACTTCCAAGTCACTACGGAACTTGACTTCATGCGGCAGCGCCAGCTTTTCTAAGTAATGAGCCAGTCTATGATTGAGATAGCTTAGGTTCTGTTCAATAATACGCTTACGAATAAAACTGTCTTTGCTGGTCAGCAGCTTCAACAAGAACTCTTGATGTTCGTTAAGTTTAGTTAGGCTGTTAATAGTTTCAAAATTAATTTCTTCTAAGGCATTAGTACGCATACTTTCAATCTGCTCAACATAGGGATCAGTATCTAATGCGCGACCTTCATATTGATTTTGTGCTGTTTCTAATGTGCTCTTATGATTAACCGCATCATCAATATTGTTATATTTGACCTTAGGGCAACTGCCTAATTTACCTTTAGCGGCAATCAATTCGGTGACCTTAGCAAGAAGTTTTTCTTCTTTAGCTATTTCTTTTTCGATAGTAGTAACTGCACCACGCAGTTCGGCCATCATTTCTTCTTGCTTGGAATCATGCAAGTCCTGACCGCAAGCATGACACTTATGTTCTTCGGCTTTGGAGAATGCACCTTTCAATTCAGCAAGATTAGCATTTAGTCTTTTGACTGTACTTTGATGTCCGGCTAAATCTTTGTTTAGTTGTTTGAGTTCTTTTTCATTGGCTTGCCACTGAACTAGTAGTTTATGATTTTCTAGTTCTTGAGTGATATCTATATTCAATAGTTCGTTTATGGCCGCGTCAAGTTTCTCAAGATCTTCTCTCTGCTTGGCCTGCCAAAGACGACTACGACGCTCGAGATCTTCAATAGATGTTTTAATTTTATTGTTTGCATCAGTTACTGCCTTTATACGATATTCTTCTTCTTTAATAGCATCTTTGGTATTCTTAATCAGTTCTTTAAGCAAGTCTGCTTTGTCGCTGAGTTGAGTAATGCCAAGTAGCTGCTCAATGATATTTCTCTGATCATTGGCTTTAAGGCTAAGGAACGGCTCAGTGTATGTGTTAAGAGCGCAGATATGCTTAAACATATCATGACTCATTCCCAGCAGTCGCTCAATTTCTGCTTGGGTTTCTTTGTTTTCGCCTTGCTGCTCTTCGTTTTCGCCTTGTTCTAATTCGCGGTCATCTACGATGAAGCGCAATACATTAGGCTTTCGTCCACGCTCAATTTTGTAGGTATGACCGTTAGATTCTAGTTCGCAAGTGACTAACATATTTTTGCTGTTAGTTTTATTAATTAGATTGTCTTTGCGAATGTTAGTCAATGCATTACCATATAATACATAGCTTAATGCATTAACAATAGTAGTTTTGCCTGTGCCATTACGACTACCATCTCCTCCAAGATCAAGGTTATTACCTAGTACCAGTGTTAGTCCGTGTTGGTCAAAACGCAGAGCCTGCGTGACATTACCAACAGAAAGAAAATTTCGAACAGTGAGATTCTTAATTTTAATCATTAGGTCTATTATACATGTAAGCTGTTGTAGATGTCAATGAGCACTTGCCGATCAACCACATCACTTTCAATCGCTGCTAACTGTCCTACAACAATTTGGTCCACGGATTCGAAGTGAATGTCTCCGCTCCAATCCTGTGTGTGTTCTTCTCGTTTGGCAGGGATTAAACTAATTTCCCGTAGATTATAAGTTTCCTGCCAGTTTTCTTTTAAGAATGTAGCTTCTTCAAAGCTAATATCAGCATCGCAAGTTACACGCAAGAACGTATTCTTGTTCATGTACCGGTCGGGATCTTCAATCAATTTAGTAAGATCGATTGTTTTGAAGCTAGGTGCCGCAGGCCAAGCAATATAACGAGGTTTGCTACCAAACTCTAGAATCATCATTCCTCGGTTATCGTCCCATGCATCAGCATAGTTATGCGGGAAAGCATTACCTGTATAGTGTACATTGCCGCGTTGTTGACGCAAATGGAAATGTCCGCTAAACACATATTCCTGATTGGGAAAGTGCTCGCTGTTAAGTCCACCATGATCCGGCATTTCAACCATAGCGTTCATCTTGAAACTGGGTAGTTCAAAGTGACCAAATACATAACGACTATCCAGTCGTTTCATCTTAGTCCATTCGTCGCCTACCAGCCAAGGCACAAGACTGACATTGCCTTCGGTGTGTACTTCGTTGACCAAAACTACATTATCTAAATGACGAATAAATGGTAGACTGTTTAGGTCACGCTTTTCTCGATAGTACAAGTCATGATTACCAGGAATAAAAAAGAAACGCTCAAAACGCTTGCTGATATATTCGATGGCATTGACAGTATAGTTCAATGTGCTGACATTGACTGTAGCACGATGATGGTGCCAGTCGCCCATGAAGATTGCTGTATCACATCCTTCCCTTTCAGCGGTATCACAAAACCACTTTACAAAGTCCATGCAGTCGTCGTTATGGGCTTTACTATTTTGACGCATGCCGAAATGGATGTCCGTGAATACAGCAGCCTTTTTAAATAAATCAGGCATAATTATTCCTCGGTTTTTAGATTAGCGATGCGATCTCGTTCATCACGCATCATAGCTTCGTGTTCAAACTGTCGAGTGAAGCTGGGGTTACTGCCGATTTCAATTAAGAGATCGTCTCGAATCATTTGATTCTTCTTTTCAATATTAAGGATGCGAGTAAAACTGTTATCGATAGCAGCAGTATAGTAAGCAAAAGGATTTTGTGATTTACTTTCGTCAAACTGTAGACCAATCTGACTTAGCTGTAATAGTGCTTGGCTACGCATTTCGTCTACATAAGTGTATCCACGCCAGTTAAATCTCATGCTGTACCGTTCCACAAGCATCATGAAACTCTTTGCTAGCTTATTAGTCATTACACCTTCTAAACTAAATTCGCCGGTTTCGATATCGCCTTTCCAATGACTTTTGCCAACACAAACCAATAGGTCTTCATCGCCTGTTCGCTCAAACTTAAAATGCTGATAAGGCGGAAAATTAACTTTGCAGTGATGATCTCCGCGGCTCTTGGGAGTTTTCTTGCGACCAGGTTCCAATGGAATATGATCATGGGTCATAATTCTAAACACAACATCTGTCTTGGCTACTTTTTTATAGTCAATTTCGACATCAGCTAGTCTAGTTTTTGGGTTAATTTTTTGTGCTTCGGCAAGAGCCTGTTGGCTGAGCTTCAGTGCTCGATTGCGCTTGGCTTCTGCTATAGTTCGAACATTGATCTTACTCAAATCGCCAAGAATCAAATCATAATCGGCGTATTCTGGTTTTGTGTAGCTGCTGTACCTATTTTTACTTAAATGAATTTCTTTGAGTAATTCTTTATTGGTTAGGTATTGTTTTGCTTGTGGATTTGCGGTTGTCATGGTCATATTTTAGCAGTTTTAACGAGTCGCTGTCAAGACTTTTTGGAGTTAAATTAGTAGATTATTTTAAGATAAATATCTATATGAGTGTATTCCTTCGTCCTCGAAATCCAATTGCTAATCTCAAGCAATTAGATTTTCCGTTCACACCGCAGATTGACTATAGTACTGATGTCAAATATGACACATATAATACCACACATACCAATTATCAGTTGTATGGTTATACTAGAACAGAAAATCCACAGATAAACTTGAACTGTAAATTTAGTGCTCATACTAGTCAGCACTTTGACTTGAGCTTGTTTGCCATTAAATTTTTAAGAACTTACTCAAAAATGAATTATGGTAGGCAGGACGATCTGCGAGGAACACCTCCCAGAATATTAAGATTTTTTGCCTATGGCGAGCAAATGTTTAACGATGTTCCGGTTGTAATTGGAAAATTTAACATTACATTTCCCGACGACATTGATTATGTTAAAGGTGTAATTGGACCAGATGGGAGGTCAGTAGCTACTCAGGCCACCCGCAGAACAGATGTACCTACAAACTCCGGGCCAGTTACCGCTGCTCAAAATGCACAAGAAGCTGCAGCCAGAGCAGAACAGTCAACTATATATTTGCCGGCATTCTTTCAAATTAGTATCAGTTTGCTAGTTCAACAAAACTTATATAAAGCAGTTAATGAGTTTAAGTTAGAAGACCTTGCACTAGGTAAATTAGGCAGTAAGGGATACATCTAAAATGCTAGGAATAAAAAATAATTCAAATTACTACGACCAGCGTAGTTTCTTAAAAGACGCAGAGTTTAAAAACTTTCATTTAGGCGTCAATACTTTGCCTCCAGTATCAATAACTCAAGGCAACTATGTGCAAGTACCTGCCGAATGCGAAAATCGTATGGATCTTTTTAGCTATCAACAATACGGATCTAGTAGATTATGGTGGGTAATCGCACTGGCCAATGCCGACATTATAAAAGATCCTATATGGGATTTTAAATCAGGCATGACAGTTTTTGTTCCAAAAGACAGCAACTTAGTTGAGCAGCTTGTCGGAGCACGATAATGGCTAGAGAAACTAGCGGCTTTGGTCCTCGAATTGATCCAAAAAGCGGAAAACCTGCGCAGCATAATGGAGTTGATTATGCAGCGCCAGTAGGGTCGCCTGTATATGTTAGTAGACCTATGACAGTGGTGTCAATTGGTGAACAATCTGGTTATGGAAATGTCATCGAAACCAGAGATGCAGCTGGCGTTAGATATATTTTTGCACACATGGATGGTTTTCCTCCGGACTTAAAAAAAGGAGATAGTCTTAACCCAGGTGCAGTTGTTGGATACACAGGAAATTCTGGCAAATCAACTGGAGCTCATTTACATTACGAAACAAGAATGTTTGACTCGGCAACAGGTAGATACAAAGCATTTGACCCAGTAACCACTATTGATCCTACTACCGGAAGACCTTATATAAACAATGCATCTTTTAGCCCCGGAAGCACTCCTAGCAATAGCTCGTTACGAAGTTCTACTCCTACAGTTGATCCTGGTTATAGACCTAGTAATAACCCAGATACCCGTAGTCTTAATAACGAAATTGAAAGATTATTAAATCGAAAACCTGCGCCCCTACCTGGTGCTAGCCGCGGCCAAAGAGCTCCTGGCACCGACGCACAATACAGGGGCGCCGGTGTACTTGTAAACCCAGTACTGAAGCTGGGCGATGAATTAATTGACTAACTACTATTAATGGCACATACCTATAGCACACGATTAACATTAGTACATCCTAGAAATGCCAATATGTTGGATCCCAGGATGGGCTGGGTCATTGCCGAAACAGCCGCCACTGGCAGATTTATTATAGGTGATATATCCTGGGAAAGTGCTGTTGGTCCAAATGCCGACACTACAGTGGCTTATCATGCTACTGGCGAGCTTAAAATATTCGAACCACTAGGCATGTCCCTGTTTGATTATATTAAGGGAGCAGCATATAGACTAGGTGTAGACAATCATTTAGATGCTAGATTTTTATTAGAAATCGAAATCCTAGCCGAAAAAACCAAAGATCCCGGCTCGGCATTTAAGTATATTTGGCCTATAATGTTCTTGGCAACCGAAGTCAAAAGCTCGGTAACTGAGCGCGGCACAGAATATGTTATTCGATTTGTACATTTGCCTTATCATGCTCAAACTGATCTAGTACAGCCAGTTAAGGAAACTATTACAGTTAAAGATGTAGGCACACTAAAAGAATATTTCAAAGGCCTACAAAAAGAACTCGAAATTAGAGAATTTAAATATGCATTAGCTAGGCAAAAGACCGGAGGTACTAAGGCCGGCGCCGGCAACAATCCTGCATTCGCTGATGACTATCATGATGAATATCATTTCGTATTAGATCCTAAAATTGAAAACTTTGGGTTCACAACCAAAGGCACTGCCGACAGAGGTATTCAGGGAGGATTTTTAAATAAATTTAGAAGTCAAAAAATTTGGGATATTTCTATCAGGCCTGGTACTACTATTATTCAGCAGATTAATCGAGTATTAAAAAGTACTGAAGATATAGCAAACTTATTGCCTGGCAAAAAAACTCCGCAAACACCAGATGCATCTGGTAGCAGTCAGGCTAGTTCGGATAATCTTTTAGGTCAACTAGGATCAGTATATCAATTTTTTAGAATTGAGACGCATTGTGTTTATAAAAAGTTTGATCACATTAGAGGTAGATATGCAACAAGGTATATCTTTTTTATTTTCCTTGCCGATCAGCCAAACATGTATCATTATCCTGACGAATTAAATTTATTGAATCGACTAAAGAATAAAGATAAGGCCTTAACCAAGCTGAAATATTATATACAAGAAGGTCTTTTAAGAAAACTTTATTATCATAATTATACAGGTCTAAACACAGATATACTGAAGGTTGATTTAAATTTCAACCAAGCATATTTTTTACCTAGCTTCCCGGTAATATGGATGGATCGAGGTTACACTGGCGCAGGCCTGCAGCAGCCACAAAATAATTCTCAAGCAGTAAATGCCTATGTGCATGCCGATGAGCTGGGTGCAGCTCGCAGACAAGTTAGTGTGTTGAGAGAACAAGCTAATGCCATCAATACAGAGATACGAGATATTATTCAAAGCTCCGGAGGCGAGAATGTCTTAAATGAAGCACCCGGTTTAGGACTAAGCCGAGGCAGTAAGCAGTTAAACGAGCGCAAGCAACGATACAGAGAATTAAAGATATTAGAAGAAAAAGTCAAAGCTGAACTAGCTATTCGAGAACAAGAATATGCAGCTAAAAGTCAACCTACGACAAATTTAAACACTATAAATGACCGTAAGCAATTATTAGACAACCTTAAAGGTCAATATATTGAAGATCTAACCAGCGAAAAATTTAAACAATTATTAGACAATTATATCGCAGCAGATTATCCTAACATTAGGCCTCGCATGGAGCCTGATGACATATTGACGCAAATTGATGATCCCAAAAAAGAAAACGAAAAGCTAATGGAAAAAATCTTTGCTGTGCAAGTTGCACCCAGAGATATTGTTGAATTAGAATTGGAAATTATTGGCGATCCTTATTGGCTTGGTGCACCTAACTTTTTATTACAAGGTAAAAAACATTTAGAAAAGATACAGTTCTCTCCAGAGAACGATCAAAAACTTCGTAGTAAGATTAATGAAGTTATGCCCACTTTAGATCCAGGTTGGAATGACAGAAATCCTGTTTGGGGAGAAAACTACGACATTTCACAACACTACAAAGGTGCGCCTTTGTTTTATTTCTTATCTCAAATTCCCGACAGCGAATTTACTGAAGATGATATGATTAAATTTAATGCCAACGACCAGGTCGTTGGAATTTATATGGTTAAAAAAGTAGTCAATGAGTTTAAAGAAGGTCGTTGGACACAAAAAATTACCAGTGTAAGAGATATAACTATTCCCAGTTATATCTTACCTCGTACGGTTACCGGACAGTTATCGTTTGAAGAATACATGAAAGATGTAGTTGCATCGCCTGATCGGGCCAGGGATACTTTTGCTGAACTAAGAAAAACTAACGAAGCTGAACGAGCAGCCAATGCTGCTGGCAATAAGATTACCAGCACAAATCCTCCAGGTACTAATGCATCGCCAACATTAGTAAAAGCCTTGGACGCTAAAAACAATTTAGTAGATCAGAGGCAAGATATACCGACGGTTCGTAATCCAGTTGATAGGGCTAACGAATTGGTTGCTTTAGGAGCCAGCAAAGATCAAGCATATTCTCAGGCCAAGAAAGAGTACATTGAGCAGCTTAATTCTAAAAACAAAGTTCTTGAAGAAATTAACAAAAAAGCCTACGCAGAAAGCGGCGTCGGTGATTACAGGCCTTATAGTGCTGAAACTATGACTTCATTGGCACTAACTCGCAGCGGCGCCGGCGGCTTGGATGCTTGGAAGTCCGGCAAAGCTGAAAGTCTTGGATCATCGATTTATAATAATCCCGCCGGTACTGGCTACGATAAGAGTAATAACTCTTATTATAGATACAATACATTTGACGAAGGCATTGACGCTAGCAATGATTATTTCAATTACGCACAAAATGTCAAGTCTAAAAATAAACAAGATTCAGAAAGATTATTATTGCCTAAGGACTACAAGGGATCTGAGCTTGAATATTTGAATAAGAAATTAAAATCAGGCGGAGGCGGATAATGACCAAAGTAACTAATGCCTACGGACAAAAAAGAGTTCCAAAGAATTATACTGAAAATACTGATTCGGTAGGTGTTGCCTATACTCCTGGCATCTATATTGGTGTTGTTAAAAAGAACGATGATGCTCAAAACATGGGCCGCCTCAAAGTTTATATTAAAGAATTCGGTGGCGATCCAAGATTGGAAAGTTCTTGGATTTCTGTAAGCTATGCTAGTCCATTTGCTGGCAGCACATCAATTTATAATCAAGGTACAAACTTTAGCGAATACGATGACACAATGAAGAGTTATGGTTTTTGGGCAGTACCTCCGGATCTAGAAGCACATGTTCTTGTAGCTTTTATTGCCGGTAAAGTGTCAATGGGTTATTGGTTCGCTTGCTTGTATCAGCGTGGAACACAAGTCAGTGTTCCTGGCATTCCTGCAGGCCGCACTGCAACAGGTGACAACAAACCAGTTGCGCCGAAAAATCACAGAGACCCTGATCCTGATTTAGAAAAATATGTAGAACACAAACCCATGAGTTCTGCGTTGAAAAAACAAGGTTTAGAAAACGATCCTCTAAGAGGTGCCGGCACTAGTGGTGTTACTAGAGAATCACCCAGCAAAGTAATTGGACTATTAACACCTGGTCAACATCAGTTAGTGTTAGATGATGGAGACAAAGACGGCAACAACAAATTAATTAGATTACGAACTAGTAATGGTACACAAATACTATTAGATGATGTCGCAGGACACATTTACTTAATTACTAAAGAAGGTAAAAACTGGGTAGAGCTCAATGGCGACGGCAGTGTCCATGTCTATTCTGACGGTGATGTAAATGTGCGTGCCGAGAATAATATAAATTTAAAAGCTGACAATGACATTAACATTGAAGCAGGATCTAGTATAAATTTAAAAGCAGTCGAAGGATCTATTAACTTAGAAGCTGCCAGTAACTTTAACAGCTTTGCGTTTAAGAGTACAAAAATTACCAGCGTAGAAACCAGTAACATTAATAGTGGTACTGGACATTATGAAACTGCCGGTGAGATTCATATGAACGGGCCTGCCGCCGCAGCAGCTGATCCTATCAGCACATATAATCTAACAATTAATCAAAGTGCAGGTACTAGTATATGTAATACTGTACCTGAACATGAACCGTGGAGCGGCCACGGCGGATTAATTATTCCGGTGGGTCATGGTAACCAACAAATGAGGGATGATCCTGCGCCTGATCAGCAGCCTAGATCTCCGGAAAACAATGAACAAGGTGCTGCAATTAAGGTAACTAATTCCGAACAAGGGCCAACAGTTGAAATAGAAAAAGCAACAACCAGTCCAGAAGCACAGGATTTAATAAAGAAGAACAACGGATTTAGTCCTGTTAATGTCAATGATGCAGGCGCACAAAGCGGCGGTTTCGGTTCAGTCATTGTGCCCAAGGAGCCCGAGTTGACTCCTACTGAAACTCGTGTACGAGAATTATCTAAAGATTTTATTGAAAATTCAGGCCTGAGTGAAAACACTAAAAAACTAGTCGCTCAGGCTAATGGTACGAAAACTCGAGATCCTGAAACGCCCAGTGAAGCAGATAAGAATACAGTTTCTTTAAGTGCCGGTGTGTTCCAAAAATTTAAAGAGATATTAAGCAAGTCTAACGCTGCTGGTGCACAGATTGATTCTGCTCGCCAAGCTATGAGTCCAAATAGCTTGTCCTTCAAAGCATTAGTAACATCAATAACAAACATATTTGGCGGATCCAAGACTTCGGGTAATCCTATTAAAAACGATGTAATTAACACTTTAGCATCAGGCATCGATCGGCCCAAGGCTGAATCAATGTTTGCTAAAGATATCGAATCGAATGAAAAAGAAGTGCGTAGAGTTCTTAAGGCTAATGGCGTTAATGGTCTACCACAAAATGTTTTCGATGGCCTAGTTAGCTATCAGAACCAGGTTGGAAATATCAATTATGCTTATGTCAGGGGCGATAAAATCGACCTGACAGGCTTGTACAGACAAAGAGATTGGAAGCGAGTAGCTAGCTTCATTGCAGCCGACGAAAGAGATCGTGCAAGAAGAATTCAAGAAGCAGCAATGATTGCGAACAATAGTTATCCGCTGGTAAATCTAGATCGAGTAGTTAACAAAGGTTATGAAAAAGCCGACGAGTTAATTGCTAAAGAAAAGCTAAATCAACAAACCGGCGACCCGGCAACACCGCAACAGTTAGTTGCAGCCGCAACAAGTTATTGGGATCAAAATCAAGAGCCCATGCCGAGCCAAGACTTTGTGTTTAATAATTTAATTGCTAACAAGAATGTGGCCGAAGAAATTAAAACAAATCAACCCGGCCCATTCCCTTATTAAACGAATGGCTTTAGATTAGGAGGTTGCCAACCTTCAGGCTTGAGCACTTTGCCATCTTCACGCTTGCGAACTTTACCTGTGACAGGATCAATCTTGGCAAAGTTAGTACGCATAACTTCGTTCCACGCACCTTCACCATCAGCACCCATGCTGTGAATAGCACCAATAGTAACAACTAGAATATCAATAAGTGCATCAAGTTCTTCTACAGAAGAATCAGCTGCTTTAAGCTCGTTAAACTCTTCTTCAATTAATTTGAAGTACAGCATCTTCTGCTGATAGTTAACTTCGCCTACAGTTTGATCGCAGGCAGTCATAAATCGTTCTTGGTCTTTAAATGGGTTAGTCATAGTTTTAGTGTTTCAATAAGTTGTTCTTCTGCGGTCATATAAGCCACAGGTTTAAGCCATCCGTAGTTTATGCATTCCTGAATAATCATTCGATATTCTGGGGGACACTTTTGGCTGATTTCAAATCCTGCTCGATTAGCAGTAACAAAGCCGTCATGAATAACAAACAACGGATCGCTTTGTCGAACAGTTCTAATTTTAGATTCGCGTACAGTAATCTTCATGACTTAAGGTTAGATAGCATTAATTTTTCGGCACGCTCTTTATCTTGCTTAACAAGTATTTCTGCCATACGTGGAATAATCATATCAATCATTTCGGCCATAATGACTTTGCCGTTATCGTGTAGATAACTATATTTGGCATCAACTGTTGAGATATGGCTATATTGACTATCTCGAAGCAGACCTATAAGTTGATTAGTAATCAATTTGCCGATATCTTGTTCGCTCATAGAGTTAACCTTTTTTAAGCATTTCCATGAAAATGATTTGTCCGATGCTTTCTCCAAACTTTTCGTCGTTATCGATAACATAAAGATTAGTAGTGTTTTCGTCGCGTTTTCTATCATAATGAAAAATTTGAACGATTTTACCACCCTGAGCATTATAAACATGAAATCTCAAGCAATTGCTATCATCAAAACGATGTCCGTCTCCACCAATGGTGAGTCGTGCTGGTTTTGATTGTTCAGCTTCAACCTCGGGATAAAGAAAATTTAAAAGTTTACGTCGTAGCCAGTTCAATCTAGTCTCCTAATATTTTTTTAATTTCTTGAATGGCTTGATGTTTAGCGCATTCAACTATGCCAACTTGAAATGTAGTATGAGCACAGTGTAACGGCATGTTTTCTACAGCTTCGATACAGGCTTCAATAACAAGATGAGCGAATTTTTCGTGATTCACATGGCTGATATTGGAATCGGGCCATATTTGTTGAGCTAATTCTAATAGACGATAGTTCATGATAGTCCTTAGTCAAATGATTATTTTACACTAACGCTCAACAAATAGCAAGAGTTTATTTCAAAATACTTAAATGTTTATGCTCAACTTGAATGATATTCAAAACAGCATTTTTATATCGAATTGGCAAATCACTTTGAACCAGCACGATGGGATTTTCGTCGTCGCTGAGTTTACGATCAATATAAACAGTTCCAGTGAATGGAATTTTATTCCAAACACCACGAACACGATCGCCAATGTGGTACTTGGGTTGATATCGATTCTTAGCAAAGTATTCCGCGTAGGTTGTCATTTGATTCCTTCTTTCAAATACTTCCAACCAGTAAACTTTTCGTAGTCTTCTTCTAGCTGTTCGATTTGGTTGAGCATTTCTTTCCGGCGATGTTCACGCCATTCATGAACGACCTCTTGGGTCTTTTCACTTTGTACTACATCGGCCACAAAACCCTCAATTGTGCTATAGGTAACTGTTTTGCGAATCCACTCGCGATCTACCAGCATACTTTTCGAGTAATCAAAACTCCAACCATCTCTGCCGTCAACTTTGGCATTGATTTCATCTTTGCGATCCCGACTGTTAGGACCGCCTAGGCAACTTAATACACGAAACTTGTCACCTTCTACATTGACCACAATGAAGTAAGGGCAAAACATTTCGTGCCAATAGTCCCCAGGCTGTGGGTTAGTCAGAGCCTTGTGATTATTAAGATTTCGTTCTTCACTGTCCGTCATTTTTTAAACTCCATATGCGGGGCAATGTCGCGGTCAAAAATCTGTGCCATTTGTAGCCATAACCGTTGACGCTCTTCGTTAGTCAAGCCAGCAACGATTAGGCCGCCGGGTCCATCGTGTTCGCGACGTTCCAGGCCATAGTCGTGCCGCCAAGTATAGCACATACTGGTAATGATTTGTTCACGAGTTTTCATTATTCGGGTCCTTTTTCAAAACAAAGTAAACATACAGCATCGGGTTTCGGCCCGCCGCTAGATGAAATAGCACCATTACACCGCTTACAAAGAATAAACGCATGAGTAGCAATACTGTCAGACGGAGGTTTATAGATAGGATAATAACCTTCTTCCCGCTCCACATAGCACAGTAATGTTCTAGTATGGTCTTTGGCCAGCGCCTGTACAAACTTTTCGTGTTTAGTGTCTTCACTCATAGGTGTCGGCCAAAAATACAATAGACAGCAAACCACTTCCAAGTGCTGGGGTCTTTTTCACGCCATGCTACTTGTGCGGGATTCTGACGCCAAGTCATACCATCCGGTCCCCACTGCCAATGATATGTACCAAATCTAATATTAAACCAGAGATTACTCATCTCCTATCCAGCCTTTAGTAGCAAATGCTACAACATTTCTAGGATCCATACCGCCTGTACTCTTAATGTCAGTATAACTGTCATTGTCTTTGTTTTTCAAATACTTGACAGCCTCTTCCCAACCTTCTTGGAAAGTCTGCCAATGATCCTCGAGGTTGTCACTGACATATTCACCGCTGGGCTTTCGTTTAGTAGAGACAAAGTTGCGGCCAAAACTAGGAACGCACACTTCTTCAAACGCTTGGCGTATCGGATCCATTGTCTTCTTCCTTGAGTTTCTTTTTCAATCTACGAATTTCTGCTTTTAGGTTGCGATTCTCGTAATCTGCCCAACCTGCTCGTTCCTGCATCTCTTTCATTTGTTTGGCAAAGTCACGATCACTGGGTGTAAGGTCTTCTTCAGGGTGAAAGATAAACTTACCACTGTCCCAATCAAAACCCCCATAAGCGTTTTTAACCTTAACAGTAGGAGTTCCGCCAACAGTAGAATAAGGTAGTTTGATTTGGATAACTACTTCTGGGTCTTCGTGATACCGATCATCGCGGCAGTGTAGATCTACCAATCGTTTTAGTTCGCTGAATTTCATTCTTCAACTCTGAAATGTTGTTTGATTTCTGTTTTGGCACTGTAGCAGGTAAATTCATCCTCTTGATAAAAGTCTTTTACCAATTCAGCACATTCCCGAACAATCAACAGGGCGAACTTTTCATTATAAAACTGAAACCAGATTGGGGTGCCGGCGTCGTCATAACTATTAGCGTGTTCTTTAGCCTGTTCAGCAAGTTCTTGAATTCGTTTGTTCATAAAAACCATTTTTTAATGTGAAAAGCAACAATAGCAAACACAGTGAACCATGCGGCAAACAGCACCATATAGAGATACGCCAAGGCCCACCAGCCTGCCTGCTCTCCTTCGTTCACAGTTTTTCTCCAGGCTCAAATCCACGGAATCGCAAAAAGCGAGGGAACCGCAGACTATAACTGCCATCTTGATTTTGTGTAATAGCGTCTGCTCTTACCTCAACCAACTGTCCAAGGAGACGATTACGGCCAGCCCAATAGTCGACGCGATTACTATCAGTAAAACCGCTACCGACATTGACTTCAATAAATCGGCCTCCGTCTTCTCCCTGGCAGACAAGTGCTCCCAGTCGTCCTTCGTTGCGTCCTGTTCCTTCTTCGACACCTGCGACCTCCAATGTAACTTCAATAAATGGCTTGAGTTTAAGCCAGCTATAGGTGCGTTTACACTCGTAGGCCGCACCTGGGTCCTTGATCATAATACCTTCGTAGCCACCGTCGATGGCTCGCTGATTAATTTCCCTGAACACTTGTCGACCTTCATCAGTATCAAGATCCACAAGTTCATGATTTAGAATTTCGATATTGGGCGTTTCCTCAGCCCACAGGTCTTTCCAAGACTTTAGTTTTTCACTACGCTGAGTTTGGCTTCGAGCCCAACGACCTGTTTGAAAGTCCTCTAGTGGGATATAATCAAACAAATGTAGCACAGCATCTGAGGCATTGACATTGTCCTTGCGATGTACCTGCTTCATCAAGTCTTGGAAACTACTTGACATCACTTCGCCGTCGAATACCACTGGCTCCGTCAAACCAGTTACTGTTCGAGCGAACTGTTCCCGGATGTGACCAAAGTTTAGCAGTTCCTTGCCATTGCGACTGAACTGATCCACTCGGCCGTCCGGGTAGACGATTGTCAAAACCCTGACTCCATCCAGTTTGACTTCGATTAGTTTTTGCCCACATACCTTGCTTTCATGATCTGTGCTGTCGTGTGCTAGTTGACAACTAAACACGGGAATGGCATTCTTGACTACTTTGTTAATGGTCTTTTCACTAACGCCGCAACGAAGATCCTTGATAAGAATACGACGATACCAATAGTTCCATTGGTCGTTAGTTGAGTTTGACATACATTCTGCCAGCATGTCGCGAGCAGTATTGCCTGTGACTTCGCGGGTAGTGAAGCCTGTCAGCATAAGTGTAAAAGTGTCCCAAGAGACACCTTCGCCGTCTGCGCCTTTGCGTTCAGGCACTTGCTTCAAGCCAAAAGTAATCATTGGATCTAGGGCTAGCCTACATCCTTCCAAAAATTCTGCGTTATCTCGATTGGCATCAATAATCTGCTCTTTGTTAGTACGCAGATTATGAGCTTCGAGATCCTTAATGATTTGCCACGGAGAATTCATATTTTTGCCCGTAAAAAAACTCTATAGCACTTATTATAGTGCCATAGAGATTTTGTGTCAATTAATCGGATTTAGTCCCAATCAATGCGATTCATTAGCCCGTGTCGCTTGCGGTACAGGTCGCTTAACTGATCTTTAAGGCGAAGTTTTTGCTTTTTGAGATCTTCAGCTTGATACTCGTCCCAACTTTTCTGCTTGTACATAGCATCAAGCTGACGCTCGATAGTAGTGTGTTGGTTGGTCAATGATCTGATGTGATGTTCTAGAGAATCCATGTCCATTTTGGGCTCCTTCGGTATGTAGAACTTAGAGTTGACATACAATATTTACTAGTATATACTAGTTTTTTCTCATTGTCAAAAAACAGTTTTTTCAAAGTTAAATATAATAAATGAGCGATACACTACTACTAAACCATGACGGCAGCCCACTAAGCATGCTGCCGCCCAGTGTAATTGACTGGACCATGGCTATCAAACTTATCTACTTAAACAAAGTAATGATAGTCAAAGAATACGATGATTGGACAGTTCGTAGCCAAAAACTAGAACTCAAAGTGCCCAGCATCGTTATGACCAAGCGGTATGTTAAGCCAAGACAAAAAGTTTTGTTTAACCGTAAAATGGTTTATCTGCGGGACAATTATACTTGCCAGTACTGCGGGGATCAATTCCACGCTAAGGATTTGACATTGGATCATGTTAAACCCAAGAGCCTGGGCGGCAACAGCAGCTGGAGCAACTTGGTTACTTGCTGCGCTACTTGCAATTGGCTTAAGGGTGCTAAGGTTATGGACCCGTTGTCGAAGCCCAAAGAACCTAACTATTGGCAAATGGTTAGAGCTGCAAAACAGCATAATCATTTTAGCCTAAGAGATCCTGCATGGGCAGAATACTTGGGATACGATGCTGCTCAAGCAGCAGCCTAACTATTTTTTTACATAAACAAGATCCAGGCCGCCCATGCGGCCTGTGTATACACTATTGGCGTTTGGACTCGATAGTATAATTTTTACGCCCTGAATAGCAGCTACAAGTCTGCGGTCATCTAAGCTGATCACATCAGCTTCCATACTTTTTCCATTGTTTTCGCATATCACACTGACTCGATTTGGTGTGATAGTTCTGTTCCAGTCATTTTTATTCATTGCTGCCTCCGACCATAAAATACTTATATTATTTTGTAATAAATATGAGTATGAGAACATTTAAAGGCTTTAGCACAATTGACCAGGAGTGGGGTAATTTTAAGCTCTACGATCTTGACTTAGCTAAACGAGATTTACTCAATGAGCTTTACACTAGAAAAGGTGAAAGAATCATGAGTCCCCAATTTGGCAGTATTATTTGGGATTTGTTATTTGATCCCATGACAGACGAAAATGTAGAAATAATCAGAGAAGACTGTTTGCGAATTGTAAGCAAAGATCCCAGGCTACAGTTAAAACAATTAGATGTTCAGGAAAATTTTGATCAACAGTCTATCACAGTGGCAATACTATTAAATTATGTTCCCACAGCAACACTAACAGAATTAGTTGCAGTATTCCAACGCGAAATTGCATCTAATAAAATCCAAGGATAATTTATGCCAAAAGCAATTAGACAAGATAATTTATATGGCGCAGAAGATTGGAGTATAATCTACACCAGTTTTAAGAATGCCGAGTTTGTCAGCTACGACTTCGACACACTGCGAGACAGCATGTTGAATTACATGCAGGTAAATTATCCTGAAGAATTTAACGACTATACTCAAAACAGCGAATTCATTGCCTTACTTGACCTTGTAGCCTATGTCGGCCAAAACCTAGCATTCCGCATGGATTTAAATGCTCGCGAAAACATTCTAGACACAGCCGAGAAGCGTGAAAGCGTATTGCGTATTGCCAGAATGCTCAGCTACAAGCCCAAAAGAATTCGTGCTGCTCAAGGTTTATTAAAGGTAACCAGTGTACAAACCACAGAACAGCTCGTCGACAGCACCGGCCAAAGTTTATCTAATAAAGTTGTTCTTTGGGGCAGTGATCCCAGTGAGTTAGAGTACGAGCGTTTTATTCGCATAATTAACTCTGCTTTTGCTGACAACAACAAGTTTGGCACACCAGTTAAACGCAGCGTCAATACAGACAATGCCAACATATTTGAAATATATAATTTCAATAACATTAATTTAATTACTAACTATCCAATTGGTATTAGAGCCGATGGTGCCAACTTGAACTTTGATTTGCTGCCTATTGATATTAACTCAGACGGGCAGTTGGACCAATCTGAACCCGACTTTAATAATGCCTTTAGTATTTTATATAGAAACGATGGCCGCGGTGTCGGCAGTGCTAAGACTGGATTCTTCATGTTTGCCAAGCAGGGCTATATTTCCAGCAGCACACAGTATATCAATAATCCCGTAGCCAACACAGTTATTAATCTTGATCAAACTACTAATGTCACTGAAGATGATTTCTTTGTGCAATCCGTTGACGAAACCGGTGCAGTACTAAAGTCATGGACTAGAGTTCCTAATTTAGATTTTAATAATATTACGCTAAATGATCTCACTGGGTCAGACAAAAATCTATACGAGGTGATTTACGCAGACAACGATGTTACCAGTATTAAGTTTGGTGACGGCACATTCTCAAATGTACCAACTGGTTATATCCGTGTTTGGTCTCGCAATGCTGAGAATCAATTTATTAAAGTCAAGCCACAAGACATCAGCAGTGTTGATTTTGAAATACAGTATGTCAACGCCGACAATCAGACACATACATTACTAATGTCCTTGCAATTGCAGGAAAACATGGTGACTGGTATTCCAGCTGAAACTGTAGACGAAATTAAAAACAACGCACCCGAAGCATTCTACAGTAAAAATCGCATGGTAACTGGCGATGACTATAACGGTCTATTACCAACGCTAAACAGTGATGCATTAATTATGAAAGCTGAAAATAGAACTTTCAGCGGACACAGTCGTTATGTTGATTTAAAAGATCCTACTGGAAGAAATCGTCCGTTAGTTGAATTTGCAGATGACGGTTACTTATACAAAACAGAATATCAAAGAAATATTTTTATTCCTGATGATCCTGCACGCCGTACAGTGGATCTGCTAGATGAGTTTATTGAAAACAGATTAAATGACATTGCCTTAGTCAATTTTTATTACGGTAAATTAAACTTATTGGATTTAACCGACTCGACACTATTTCCTTTAGTTAAATTAGGCAAAACTAGTCATAGTAGTACACTGTCATCGGCCATTCCGGCTACAGGTGCTGTTACATCTATTACAGTGGCTAATATAGCTATTGCCACTGATCCCTATAACGGATTTGATGCCGATGGCGGCCTGCTGCAAATCAACAACGAATTGTTTACCTATTCAGGAATCACTGGTAATACATTTACAGGCGTCAGTAGAACTGCTCAGAGATCAACAGCAGCAGCTCATGCGTCTGGTACTGCGGTCTACAAAGTCTTAGATTATCGTTGGCGTGTAGCTTACAATGATCTAAACTCTAGTAATGGTTTTATTTCAGTATCAAACGCATCCGAACAGCCCGCAAAAGTTGGCTATACTTCGGCCAGCCCATTGAGAATTGTAAGACCTGGTTCATTTGTCAAATTTGAATACGGCCCGGGCGATGAATATCGCTGGGCAGCAGTACTAGATGTAAAGGGCGACGGTCTGGGCATACAAGATTTAACTGGCCAGTATACTGGTTTATTAGTTAACGGCATGGGCCCCATCGAAGTTAATCGAAGTGTTACTAACACATTAGATGTATTGCCAACAGAAGACAACCCCGACACATATCGCGTAGCATCTATAATTCCAGCGTTTCCTCGTGTCTTCGATGATGCTAGTCGAGCTGAATTACTAGACTTGTTAGACAATAAACAATCATTTGCTATTAAATTTAATAATCTGGAACCCAAGTGGGAAGTGGTTACTGCGCCTGTCGATCTTTATTCTGATTTCGACACTGCCAATGTTGAAACAAATTGGTTAATGTCATTGGACTACAGAGAAGGCGAAGGATATATTCTAACTCTTCGTCAGTTAGATTATGTGTTTGGCAGTCAAGAGCTCATGAGATTTTATAATATCAATTTTGCTGCATCCTTTAATCCTGGTTACAAGCCATTAAGCAATGATACTATTAAAATTTTAACTTTAAACTCTAACAATAAGCTGGTCGAGCAACAAAGTTATAGAATATCCGGTTACTATGTCTATGATGATGGCTATACCGACCCCAGCAAAGTTAAAGTAACTCCATTGGATGTTGACAATGACTTTTTACCTGATGATCCAATGCACTTCATTAACCTAGTCGGATCTAGTTCCATAAAGTTTGCATCCTACGACGAAGGAGATTTTACATACTTTATTCCAGATCCTACTGCTACAGGAGACGATGTAGTTCAAACTCTGTCAGGTACAATGAATTTGCCATTCAAGTGGCACCATTTAGTTGATGTTGACCAAACTCTAGATCCCAGTTTAACAAACATTATTGATGTTTATGTATTAACTAAAAGCTATAACGATGACTTTCAGCAGTGGAAAAAGAAAAATAGTGCTGCTTTAAAAATGCCGTTACCGCAGACTACCGAAGAGCTGCGCGGCAATTTTAGAGACTTACTAAGTTACAAAATGATGACCGACGAAGTTATCTTTCATCCTGTGAAATTTAAGCCGTTATTTGGTAAACTAGCAGATATAGAATTTCAAGCACAATTAAAAGTAGTAAAGAATCCTAAGAGCAAGCTCACTGACAACGAAGTTAAAAGTAAGGTTATAGCTGCTATAGACAAGTTTTTTACTCCCGGCAATTTTGGCTTCGGGGAAATCTTTTACTTTACAGAACTAGCTGCTTATATCCATACTGCATTGAGTGTGGATTTGAACAGCGTGGTTCTTGTTCCTATAGGCACTGAAAGTAAATTTGGAACTTTATTCCAAATTCAACCTGACAGAAATGAAATAGTCACTAGCGTGGCTACAGTTAACGATGTGATTGTAATCAACGAAATTACAGATAACAATATTAGGATTGGTAAATGAGTCGTCTAGGTAAAAAGCCAGCAGAAAAAATTGCAACAAAGGTAAAAAATGTAAACTTATTACCTAATATTTTCAATACAGAGCCTAACCAAAAAATGTTAGACTCTACATTGGATGTAATGACCAGCAAAGGTCAACTGTTGCCGTTTAAAGAGACTTATGGAAATAGAACCGCGACTAATAAAACCGACGAATTTTTTAAAGTAGAAGCCGATCCTGTTCGTAGGGAAAGCCAAGCCAGTAACATGCTGGTATTAAAAAATCAAAATGGTGACTATCTCGACAAAGTAAGTTATCTAGATATTGAAAATTATTTTACTGTTAAGGGCGCCCGACTAGTTGACGGAGTATTGTTAGATAAAAATATTAATGTATTAAATCTGCCAGTGTCTCCTAGCATGATTACAGATTTTAACCTTTATTATTGGTTGCCTGACGATTTACCTGCATGCAGAATACATTTAAACTCGGCAAAGTTCGACATAGAAAATGATCTAATCGGTCGTCAATATGTAACTGTACAGGATGACATCACCACAACACAGCTTCGATTACAAACTGGCATGGCTGTATATTTTACAGGTGTTGTAGATGATTTTTATAAAACTACTGACTTGTCTTCACCTAGGATTTTCTTAGTCTATGGTGTCGGGGAATCAATTAAGTTAATTGAAAAGTCTCGACTAGAAAAAAGAATTCCATTAGAATACTTGTATAAAGTTCCTTATGACGACAACTTTACTAATGATTTGTACGATGGCACAAATTCAATTACTGACATTGAATATGTAGTACAAGAAAATTACACAGTTAACGGCAATAACTGGCAAGTAGCCAATCATTGGTATCACATTAGTGTTATAAGAGCCGTTGCTAAATTTTTAAATATCACTGTCGAAACAATTGCACGCCCCGAGCTAAAAGCCAAGCGTCCCATTATTTGTTTTGATCGATCGATTAAGTTATTTGATTGGCCAACACAGGTTATCGCTGAAATTAAAACAATGCTACCTGGAGATAAAACTCGATACCAGGGTAAAACATTCGTAACTGACCTGTACGGTTACAATTTACAGCACGGCGACAAATTAGTATTTGAAAATTTGCCAGGAATTTATTTGTGTACAGAAACAGGCACCGGGTTTGAATTTAATTACTCGGGTCATAGTGCTGAAGATGATGGTGCATTAATCGTTGCAGATAGTACAAAAAAATATCATCAGGTTGTATTTAAAAACGGCCGTTGGAAATTTGCACAAACTAAAACTGAAAAAAATCAAACACCAAAATTTGAATTTTATTTAAGCGACGGCACTGAATTAAGTTCTTACGCAGAAATTAATTATGCTGGTGCAACTGTTTTAGGATTTAAAGACGGCGACACTTTCGATCCAGTACTTCAACGCACAGTTGATGCATCCGGAATATTAATTGATAAGCCTTCAGTAACCGGCGAAATCAGTCCCCATCAATTAAAATTCAGCATCGATATAGACAGTGAATTTTTCTACCCAGATTCAACAACAGGAGAAAAAATTTACATACGCGGCCCATATGGCTACAAATATGATAATAAAATTATTCCCTTTTATCAACCTAGACTAGGACTGGATTTTACTAAGCAAATTCAAGATGTCTTAGTATCAAAGCCAGATGACGAAGCATGGTCAGCTAACATTGATCCAACCGTAGCAGGCTTTAACAAAATTCATGTGTTCTACGACAGTAATAATCAATACAAAATTTATTTTGAGCTTGAACGCTACGGTTTAGTTAAGTTTTCTACTAAGCGTTTCCATAACTTTAAGTATTTCAATGGTTTATATGACAACGAATATTGGGATCTAGCATCATGGAATCATGACGAAGATAGCTTGGAACAGATATTACCTCTAGTGTCCGGCGGCCGTGTGCAGATTATTTGTCATCAGTTACCTGAACCGATTACTTTTTATAAATCTGAGATTGTCAATAATATTACACGACCGGTTGCTTTACCTGGCAATATAATTTCAAACAATGGCATTACGAATGGTGTTATTGAATTAGATTTATCGTTTAGCATTTTGTCTGGCGGTAGCTATGTCGATAATCCATTGTCAGCAACTGATACATTTTTGTGGTTTACCCTTGGCGGCCAATATCGAACAGCCGTAGTTAAATCTATCGAAAACTGGTACTTCATACAAAATGTATTTTTAATGGACTACAAAAAACCTTTATACGAAAACTACGACTATACTATAAGCGATTTTACAGAAGATGACGGCACTATTAGTTACTTTAAGAAAATTACTGAAACTAATAATCTGTTCAAGAAAACTAAAGCAGGCGACAAATTAGGCATCAGTTCTATTATTGCCGACCCTGTTAGTCGCACAGCGCCGTTGTCATTGACAGCTAATCCATTAAACGAAACTTTTGATGATCTGTCTTATTACAGTTTATTTGAACATGAAACAAATATCAAAGCCAACTCTGCTAACCATAGAAAATATATCGATCCTGAAACTCTATTGTTAACAGCGCAATTAGGCGGCGGCACCATTATCAAACACGGCGACACATTGTCCAAAGCGGCAATTACCGCAGTAAACTTGCCATATGATTTTAGTGAAATTGTTGTCAAGCAAGGCAAGCATTACGATATGTTTTTAACAAGATTAAAAGCAGAATTGGATAATGTTATTAATAATAACGACTATAGTCAATATTCATCACTGGAGATTTTAAATCTTGCATTAAAAAATATTTACAATGTTATTGCCAGCGAGTCAATGTTTTGGTCGCACAGTAATATGATTGGCTGGGGGTCTGCAGGAACAGAGTATACTGAAGTAGACTTTACAGTAGACTCATCACTGGTAGTTAAATTAACCGATATTGATTTGTCAGACATTAGTCATCGTACCGGCCGTGAAACAATACTGCACATAACACATAATAACCGTGTATTAATTAGAAATGTTGACTATAGACTTACATCTAGAGTTAATAGAGACGAATATTCTCACATAAGATTTGCAGCAGCATTTGATGGCGCCGAAGTAAACATCAAACAGTGGTACAGTGATTTTAAATCTCTAGTGCCTGCAAGTTTAGCTAAAATTGGTCTGACTCCAGTTTATCGTCCTGAAATCTATCTAGACGGCACTTACTACAGCAATGCTTACTTTTTAATTAGACATGACGGCACAAGATATTATTTACAAGACGGTGTTGACAGCAATCAGTATCCTGTCAACTTAGTTGATCAGTATCTTTATGAATATGAAAAAGCAGTTTGGAGCAGCATCGCTCGAGATGTAGAACAGAATAATCAAAGAGAATTACTAGAAAATCAACCAGGCTATTTTAGACAGCGTGCTAAATCATGGACAGAATCCAGAGAAGTTGTTAACAATGAAACTAGACAATGGTTAATTGAAAACAATATCTTTACTATGAACAATAGTGCAGCCGATGCTACCAATGGATTTACACTAAGATATCAACTAGGCACCGGCGACGGCGATGTAGTTGTTGGGTCATGGCGTGCTATTTACAAGTATCTATACGACACTGACAGACCTCATAGCCATCCTTGGGAAATGCTAGGGTATAGTGTTAAACCAGACTGGTGGGATATATTCTACAGTTGGACAGTTGGCTGGAAAAGAACTCTATTAGAAAAAGCATTACGAATCGGTAATGTTGCTAATCCTATACTTGGAACTACAAAGAATTATCTAACTTTACGCAAAGACATTTTAATTGGTCCGATTGTTGATGGTACAGGAAATACTTTAGAAGTAACAGAAACTTATCTGCCAGGATTTGACTATACTGGCGGCGTTATTCGAATTAACGACGAGTTTTTTACCTATACTGGTTTCGATTCATCTGCTGGTTATACTAAATTTCTCGGAGTGCAAAGAGCGATTTATAATTCTACACCAGTTAGACATAGAATTAATTCTACAGTGAGACAAGTAGGATTTATAGAATCAAATCCAGCATTTGCTAGAATAACTGATGTTGCTGACCCTGAACGATTCCCGGTAACATCAACCGGCGATTTGATGCCACCATTGGATTTACCATGGTTGAATATTGATGTGCTAGATGTTGATTCGGACTGGACATTGGGAGATATTGGCTCAATAGAACATGTATTTTTAAATAGCCAGCGCGGCCTTGCTGCCGAAATCAAACGACTATACTTGATGTCTCCTGCACAGTATGTAAACTTAAACTGGGTGCCTGGCCAGACTATAACTAATGCTTGGAAAAACAAGATCGACAGAACCACTGAATTCTGGTTAAACGGCAAAATTGAGCATGATTATCATAGAAAAGTTGTCGACGACCAGGTTACATACACTGGTGGTATGGAAAGTTTGTTCATTGAGTTCTGCGTGTTAAACAACAAAGACTATGAAACCGGTGTCATTGGCAAGTTTTATAATCCGGAAGTTAAGAAAGAGTTTTTATTAAACGGCTTTGCTAATAAAGAGAATGTTAGAATTCAAAGTACTAGCTTGAATAATAATCACAGTACTTTGTTTGTTCCGGAAGAAAATTATAGTGTACGCACAGTTAAACATTATACTGAACGCGAAATGTACTCTTCGGCTATAAGAATCATTTACAATGACAGCGGTTATAGTATTAATGGTTTTGTTGCCGAAGCCGGCATGTTCCCTTATTTTGAACCTGCAAGCGGATCACCCTCTGTGTCTAGATCTATTGGCAATACTACTTTTAAAGAAAAAACAAGCTATGGAAATGAAGTCAGGTACATCGAATACGGCACTATAATTTCTAATAGACAAGAAATTTATGATTTGCTAATTGGTTATGGAAAATATTTAGAAAGCATTGGTTTTGTTTTCGAAGAACCCGAAGCCGGCGATATCAATGATTGGCAACTAGCTGCTAAGAAGTTTGTATTCTGGAGTAATGATAAGTTAAAGCCAGGTAGCTATATCGACTTAAATCCTGGTGCCGATGCAATTATCATTCGAGGAGTATTAGGCCAGCTAGATAACTTAGAAGGTACTAATGAAAATGTCGGCCAGATAGTTAATAGACTTGGTCAGCCTTTATTCAGTAAAGACCTACTAGTAAAAAGAGAAAGCAATGCTTTAACTATTAAAGCTAAAAATAAGTCCAATAATATCTATGGAATTAAACTAAGCTTCTCTGCCTACGAGTCTGTGGCACATCTAGATCCTGCTAGCGAGTTTAATGACATTTATTTTGATCCAGCCCGCTGTGTTAATAAATTAAGTTTTATATTAGGCGGAAAAAGGAGCCAAGATTGGGACGGCACATATTTTGCACCAGGTTATGTATTTAATGAACAGCAGTTAATGCCTAACTTAGATACAATGTCTGATTTAGGCCGAGGCCTTCTTGACATTGAAAATACTATATCTGATTCTACTATTGTCGAAGCCAGTAGAAATCAGTTCGGCTTGAATAGAAATCCTGAACTTCGCCAATTATTCTTATTAGAAGACAATGAAGTTTCTTTCAAGAATGCTATCACTTTTAACAAAGGTAGTAAGCGAGTTTTTGATAGCCTACAGCCATTAACTCATCCCAGTGGTAGTTATACTGTTCCCTACGAAGAATATATGGTTCGTACCGGTGAAATGGGCAATGTAGAAAATATCGAATATTATGAATTTGAATTAAGCTCGGCCGATATACAGTCAGATACTCAGCTAATCAAGTTTACTGACTCTATAGATGTCGACAACAATATACTACAGATTAAATCTAACAGTAATCGTTGGGTACATCGTCCATATAATAAAAATTTAGAATTTGATTATCTAGATAGATCATACGCTGATTTAAAAACAGCAGGCCCGATTATAACAGGCGACACTGATTATTCTGTAAATAACTTAACTGAACTAGAGAATCTTTATGAAGAGCTCGGCGACATATGGAATATAAATCCGTTCTTTGCACAGTCATCTTATAAAGTCAATAGTCTTGTTCGTTACGACGGTGTACTGTATTTTGCCAGTAAAGAACTTAGATCCGATCAATGGACATCGTTAACTAATGTAGCAATTATTGGTACTGGCGGTCAATTCAGTTGTGATTCTACAATTATCAAAGTCGGGCAGTTTGTTTATATTAGCGGAACCTTATCCGGTTCCGGTGCAGGCACTATATCTGGTTATGCTAATACTGCTAAAAAATATTGGGTCGTGTCAACGAACGGATACAATCAATTCGTATTATCCGAAACCCAGGGCGGTTTAGCAGTAACAACTACTGCTGGCAAAACAACAGGTCTAAAATTTAATGATGTTCAAACAATAATTAACGACCACTTTGTTGAAATTGACGAACCATGGTTGCCAAACATTTATGTTCGTAATTACTATAGACCTAATCCCAACCTTACTAGCAGCGATCGCAGTGCCTTTAGTCCCGGCACTTGGCAAGTTTTACAAATGATTGATCGACAGCTAGGTGTTGTGGAAGCCTGTCCAGGTATTACAGATATCAGCAAAGCTCGCATCACTGTTAATAAACACCATAATTTAGAAGCAGGCGATTATGTTGTAATAGTAAATGCCAATACCGAAGGGTCGAGCGTCAACGGTATATGGCAAGTAAATGCTGTTGACCTTGATAATCCTACTAGATTCTTTGTCGATACTAGAATCGTAGAAAATATTAAAACGGGTAAAGTATTTTTATTAAAGCCAATACGCTTTAAAAATAACCTTGAATTATCACTAGCTACTGGTTCCTCGGCTGACGAAAATAATTATGTATGGAAAAAGAAGTATAATCCTTTTACTAATATCATTGGATCGACTGCCCTAGAATTAGTGCCAAGTCCTAGCGGATATGACAGAACATATCCTATTGTTATTGTTGACGATGGTTTAACTGCAAATCCACCCGCAGCAACTTATGATTATGGCAACTACAAAGTTTATTCTATAATAGACGGCGTAGTTAGTGCAACACCTGTTAAACAAGAAACGCTACCTGTTGATCCTAGTACTATCGAACATCTTGTAGTCTATGACTATGTTCAGAACAAAACAGTAGCTAAATTAGAATTATTTGATCCTAAGAAACTACTAATACCTGATGTACTTAAAAAAGACATCGATGTTATTAGTCGTGTAGATCCGGCCAAATATAATCGCACAACTGATCCTTTCAAGAGCATCTATACCAGTTTAGGCTGGTACGAAGAATTTGTGGGTCGTCGTTGGTGGGATACTAGTACTACAGTTTTCAATGACTATGAAAGCGTTGATGAAATCACTAGATCTAAATATTGGGGTACAACAGTTGATAATCAACTGCCAGAGATCTACGAATGGACTAAGAGTACAGTACATCCTAGCCAATGGGCAGCTTTAGTTGCCAGCAAAGAAACAGTATTTGGTCAGTTAGCCACTGGCGAAGTTTATATAGATCAAACTTTAAACACAGACAATTATCACTGGGTCGAGGAAACTGACTATGTTAATGGCCGTGCATATACAACTTATTATTTCTGGGTTAAGAATAAATCAACAGTCGCCACAGAAATACAAGGTCAAAGAGTTTATACAGTAGAACAATTAAGTAAAACAGTTCTAAACCCTAGCAGTTTAGGAATTGCTTGGTGGGCGCCAATCACAGGAAACACTATTTTAGTTAAAGGAATCGAGCCTTACCTAAAAAGTTCTAGTACTGTGTTACAAATTAAAAAGAAATCCAAGGGCGAAGAAAAACATCAGCAATGGTTATTTGTTAGCGAAAACAACACAGTAAAAACAATACCCGAGTGGATACATCGTAGATTCCGTGACAGTATCAGCGCACATATTTTCTATCAAATAGTAGATACATACCGCAGCTGGGAACCTGACGAAGTTTATAACCAATCTGATATTGTTATGTATGGCGGTGGAGCAGTTCGCTTCTTTAGCTGTAAAATCAATAATTTAGTAGGTGTGCCTCCGCTAACATCGTCGGGTCAGGTTGATACAATTCGCTGGCAACCATTGCCGGATTTATTTGAATATTTGCCCGATGAACGCGGCACTTGGGATGGCTACTTCTGGGATCGTATCGGCTGGGAGTGGGATGAAAACAACAAGTTCTATTATTATAGAGAAAAATACATTCCCGATCAACAAAACTTACATCCATTTAATAGATTAGGTAACGAAGTTCGCCCTTATCCTAAAAACTGGTTCGATGATGTAGTTGAAGCTCGTAGAGTGTTTATTAAAAAACTCAATGAAATCTTACTAAACATCAATGTAACTGCTTTACCAGCTTGGCCTACTACACGGCTAAAGGACACAGAGTACACAGTTGGCGACGAAACTTACGACATGAATCAGTACTGGCAATATGTTGATTATCGCAGTAGCGACTATGATTCAGCAAAAGCAATTGACACTGTAATAAATGGTTTACCTGGTCTTTATACACTGTCGATTAGTGCCGGCAGCTATGTTAAGATAGTTAACAGTTCTACGGATTATAGCATTTATCGCAAAAACGATGACGGTAGTTACGAAATAATATATAAGAAAAACGGAACTATTCAGTTCCTCGAGGACATATACAGCGAATCTAGCCTTAGCCAATGGGACGGAATAGCCTGGGACGAAACTGGCACCGGTTGGGACAATGACATTAACTCAGTATATAATGCCATAGTTGACAGTCTCAGAGAAGAAATATTTGTAGGTAATAATATGAATTATTATTCGATTATTATTTGCAGTATGTTTAGATATGTATTGTCAGAGCAAGTTAATGTAGATTGGCTAGCTAAATCTAGCACAATTGAACCTGTGAACTTGATATCTAAGTCAATTGAGGCCAACAACTACTTGAAACGAGACGAAGTAACTGTATTGTTAGAGTTCTTTAATAGTGTCAAGTCTTATCATGATAAGATACGCAGCGCAACCATTAACAAAGAAGTTCGTGAACAGGCAGATATTGAAGTGGCTGAAACTATCGTAGTTCGAGATACCCCGACATTCTCAACCACAGGTTCGACGGCCGATATTCCAGTAGAAATAACCGGCGGAGTATATGTTTCTGTGTCGTCATTGGGCTCAAATGTTGATATTCCAGTGTCGGTGACCAGCAGTCAATGAAATTTTTAAGGGTTATTTTTTATATAAATAAATATTGGTAAAGGAATTACAATGCTTTTTTCTTCGAATGTGGGCCAAGGCCTTGCTGAAAATACTTTTGTTAACTTGAAAATTATGCTAGTCTACGAAGGTAGCCAACCTAACATTCTGGATTTTGTTGTTAATTTCAATGATTATAAGTGGACAGGCAGCAAAGTATTGCAGGCGTATGTAAATGTTGATTTATTAGGCTCTTCGTTTAGTGCAAAAAGATATAGAATTGCAAAAAACAGTGCTTCCGGTACTGACTACGGAGCTTTTTCTAAAAAGTCAGGAACAGCAGCGTGGGCAGTTTTAATACACGAAGATCTTATCAGCGTTGACAACTCCAATAGGCTTATCAGTGTTGATTCATCCAGTGGAACAATAAATTTTCTAAGAAATATTACTGACACAGATGCTTTTATGATAGTTCCTGTAAGTAATCTGTCTGATAATGGCGTTTTACGATTCAGTAATCTAAACTTTACTCATCCGCATGTTTCGGGCAGCGATGCAATTGAAACATTTGTTCTAGAATTTATAAGCGAATAATATAAATGAAAAAAATTGAATTAAGTGGCGGCCTTATCGACTTAGCAATTAATGATTTGCTAAACAAATATAAAGGATCCGCACCAACCTATTCTAGTCATTTATATTTTATGAAAGGCACAAAGCCCGGAGATATTGATCCTAATATGAATCCGGCAACATATAGAGCCAGTGACAGACTAGTTCATTGGACCGGTGATCAAGTTGAAATTGATATCCGAACAGTTAGCACTACTGGTGCTTATGCAGATCGTTCAGGTGTAGTAACATGGTTCCATTGGTTTTATATTAACAACAGCGGCCAAGTTGAACGCCAAATGATAGGAACTGTGGGTGATATTGGATCAGATATAGTATTATCTAACACCAATATTGTAGCCGATTATGAATATAGCATTCAAAGTTTAAGCTTTGATTTAAACAGAGTACACGAGTATTTGTCAGTGCCTGTTGCCCCAACGCCAGCACCTACACCTGCGCCTACACCTGCGCCTACACCAGCACCAACTGGCGCTCCTACACCTGCGCCTACTCCAGCACCAACTGGCGCTCCTACCCCTGCACCTACCCCTGCTCCAACTGGCGCTCCTACTCCTGCACCTACTCCAGCACCTACTCCAGCACCAACTCCAGCACCAACTCTTGCACCGTGCCCGCCTGAAGGCACTCCTGCTACATCACTCATCACAACTGTATTTGACGGTGATGGCAACTGTTTCATTAAAACAACTCCTCGAACATACACGGGTTTACGGGACCCGCAAGGAAATTGCTATTTAAGTCTAGGAACACCTACATACGAGCCGTGCCCAGTAGCACCAACACCTGCTCCTACACCTGCTCCTACACCTGCTCCTACACCTGCTCCTACACCTGCTCCTACACCTGCTCCTACACCTGCCCCGACCGAAGCGCCCACACCAGCGCCTACACCAGCGCCCACACCTGCTCCAACTCCTTATCCCGAAACATGCCCAGAGGCTGGAACATTGTTTATTGGACCTAGCGGCCAGAGTAGAGTTTGCTTAGAGATTACATTTGATGCCGGCACCGGCAAATGCTATCAAAGTTGTTTCCAGTCGTTCTATACAGGTAATAAGATCGAGGCCGGCCCGGGTGTTGACCCAGAAGATGTTGGACAGTGCGAGCTTGTAAACGGCCCGTCGACTACTGAAGAAGTTCCATGTCCGCCGACACCAGCGCCAACTCCTGCTCCAACTCCTGCTCCAACTCCTGCTCCAACTCCTGCTCCAACTCCTGCTCCAACTCCTGCTCCAACACCAGCACCGACTGCCGCGCCATGTCCAGCTGCTGGAACTTTATTTGGCGGCCCAGCATGCGTGATAGTTGTGGATTCGCAAAGCGGCTTATGCACTCAAAGATGTCAGCAGTATGTGTATACAGGATTTAAGGACGAAGACGGTGAATGCGACATTGCAGTCAATCCTGCACTTACAACTAACTCTCCGGCTCCGTGCCCGTGTCCTCCGGCCGGAACTAATTATAACGGAAATGGGGAATCGTGGTGGGAGCCTGCTCCTAACGGCGAAAAAATGATTTGTAGTGGTATAGTGAGAACTCGTGAAGATGGCAGTTGTTATGTAGTATGCGATCAATACGAATATACCGGAGTAACAGATGCCGAAGGAAATTGTTTATATGTGCCAACTAATGAGGTAACAAAAACTGTTCCATGTCCACCGACACCTGCGCCAACACCTGCGCCAACACCGGCTCCGACACCTGCGCCAACTGCCGCTCCGTGTCCGCCGGCCGGCACCTTACATGTTGGCCCTAGTGGTAAAACTAGAAATTGTTTAGAAATTCAATTTGATGCAGGAACTGGCAAGTGCTATCAAACTTGTTCGCAGTCCTTCTATACAGGTAATGTCATTCAGGCAGGTCCGGGTGTTGACCCAGAAGATGTTGGAGAATGCGAACTCGTTGCCGGCCCGTCGACTACTGAAGAAGTTCCGTGCCCAACCCCTGCTCCGACTGCTGAACCGCCAACACCTGCTCCAACACCTGCGCCGACACCAGCTCCTACTGAAGAGCCATGTCCACCAGCTGGAACATTATTCACAACCACAACAACACCCAGCCCTGAGTATCCGGATGGAATTGTTAGAAAAGAATGTGTTGGTGTACCAATAACTGCCGATGGATTTTGTTATATACCTTGTGTAGAAAAGCGTTATACTGGGTCCCGCAATTCCGAAGGAGTATGTACCACTTATAATGTACCCATTGATGATGTTAAGGTAGTAGATTGTCCGCCAACACCTGCACCAACACCTGCACCAACACCTGCACCGACAGAATCATTCTGTCCACCGGCTGGCACACCTTATGTAGGCACAGGCGGCGGTTGGGAAACTGATCCTGGATCAGGCGATATTGTATTCTGTCAAACTCAAGTAATTGTTGATACAGATGGCACTTGTTATAGATCTTGCACTCGTTATCAATACACCGGTATTATAAATGAAATTCAAGGTACATGCGAAACAGAGCCATATGGAGCCGAAGTAAGAATTCCAGCATCATGTCCGCCAACACCTGCTCCGACACCAGCTCCAACGCCAGCTCCGACGCCAGCTCCGACACCAGCTCCAACGCCAGCACCTACTGAAGAGCCATGCCCATCATATGGAACTTTATTCGTAACCCCTGGAGGATCAAGAATCTGCGGAGAAACCAACTTTGATGTTGGCACAGGTAAGTGCTATCAAGATTGTTTCCAATATTTCTATACCGGCTCTCGGGATCCAAACGGAGATTGCGGCATTTATGCAGGACCTAGCACACCTCTCGATACACCTTGCCCACCAACACCTGCACCAACACCTGCACCAACACCTGCGCCAACTGAGTCGCCATGCCCGCCGCCCGGCACTGTATTTAATGTCACTACTACTACAATCAACTATCAAGATGGAACATGTGTAGATCAAGTAACTACGGTACTATACACCGGTGACTATGCCGACGGCGAATGTACTACATATGACGAGTATGACGAAACAACATATAATTGTGCACCAACTACATCAACACCTGCTCCGACACCAGAGCCAACACCTGCTCCAACACCAGAGCCAACACCTCAACCAACACCGCCAACTCAACCAACACCTCAACCAACTCCTGAGCCAACACCAGAGCCAACAGCGCCAACTCAACCAACACCGCCAACTCAACCAACACCTCAACCAACTCCTGAGCCAACACCAGAGCCAACACCACCGTGGGCTCCTCCTGGTCCTCCAACACCGCCGACACCGCCAACACCGCCGACACCGCCAACACCGCCGTCGGGTCCTCCGACACCGCCGACACCGCCAACACCTCCACCGGTACCCCCATGGGCGCCGTATTCCCCATCTACTGAAGGTGGTGGCTAACACAACCGTGATTTTAAGAGCATAAATATTAAAATGAAATCATTCGCCAACATTCAAGTTCAGGGTTATATTAAAATTATCGATCAGGGAACCGGTGCGGTAATTCATCAGGGAGAAAATGCCATTAATCCTGAAACTGTAAGCATGTCTGTAGCTAATATGCTAGCCGGAAATAACGGAAAATATATCTACGAAATGCATTTTGGTAACGGCGGAATAGTTGATGGCACAACTCTTAAAGATGTCGAGGAAAATTTAGTTTTGGGCACAGTTGCTGAACTCTATAATCCGATTTATTTTAAAGTAATTGATGCTAACGATGAAATAAACAACGCATCTCCTACACGCAACTTTGTAGCAGTAGAACATCTAGATGGATTACCCTATACTGATGTTATTATAACTTGTACGCTAGAAGAAACTGATCCCGAAAATTCCAGCGGAGATATTACATTTAACGAAATCGGCCTTAAAAGTCGCGGCGAAGATGGTGTTAATTCGGGGTATTTGCTAACACATTATGTCAGTGAAAATATATACAAATCGTCTACAAGATCGATTCAAGTGATATATACACTGCGAATAAGGTTGTAAATTACACTAAATAATTAAACAAAGGAATTTTAAAAATGGCCTACGATGTCACAAAAACTAATGGCGATCGACTAACAATTGTCGCTGATAGAACGGTAGATACAACAAGTCCTATTAAATTAATAGGAAAAAATTATTCCGGTTACGGCGAAATTATGGCCGAGAACCTAGTAGCGTTGCTGGAAAATTTTAGCAATACAGCAGCCCCAACAAATCCAGTAGAAGGACAACTTTGGTGGAATACAGCAGATCAAATTTTAAATGTTCGTGCTAGCTCTAGCTGGATTGGAATTGGCGGCAAAACTGGCATAGAAGTAGCTAGAATTAAAGATACTGCTGGCAATTTCCACAATGCTATTAAGTTCAACGCTGTTAATAATGCAGTAAGCCCTGTACAGATCTGCGTTGCTATTATCAGCAGTGACAATCAATATGTACCGCACAATGACACTGGCTTGGCATCGGCTTTTCCTACTATCGGCCGAGGCATTAACTTAAATAGATCCGGTTCAAATCCTTATGATGACTACAAGTTACGCGGCCGCGCTATCGAAGCTGAGTTCGCTGACATGGCTGAAATTTATCGCAGCGATGTAGAATTAGTTCCTGGTAATTTAGTTATCCTTGGCGGTGACCGCGAAATAACAAAAACAAGCTGCGCCTTTGATGATCAGGTATTTGGTGTAATTAGTACTGCTCCTGGTTTCTTGTTAAATGCCAAAGAAAAGATGTCTGAATTAGCATATCCTGTTGCTCTTAAAGGTCGTGTTCCTTGCTTAGTTAAAGGATCGATTCGTCAAGGTCAACGAATTGTTGCTAGTGATATTCCTGGTGTTGGTATGGCTGCTGACAAGTATGATCCATTTGCTATCATTGGTCGAGCAATTACCGGCAAAGCAGAAAGCGATGTTGGATATGTCGAAGTAGCGGTAGGTATAAAATAATATGACTGTGACCAGTGGCACAAAAATAACTGCGGCCGAATATAACGCATTGGCTATCGCTGTTAATAAAGTTTTTTGTGATAATTATGCAACAACTATTCCTTCATCTAGTTCTGTTAACAGAGCTTACGGATGGGGACAAGAACCTGTTGCGGTAACTAATTTATCTGCTGGAGATTTAGCATCTGGCGAAAAAATTACTGCCGCTGATTGGAATGAATTAATTGATCGTATTAAATTAGGTGCTACACATGTTGGATTATCTTCGGCGTTGACTCGTGTGTCTGCCGGTGATCGTATCACTGCTAATTTGCAGAATACACTTGAAACTACATTAGCTAATATCGAATCTATTAAAAATACCGCTCCTTCCGGACAAATTACAACAACTGTGTTAACGCCAACTAGCCATTCATCAGGGTTTACTACTAGTTTAGTTTTTAGAAGCACAATATCATTTGACAGTTACAAGAAAGCTCGTTATTTCTTTAACAGCGGAAGTTCAATTAGGTTTGCATTAGCCAAATCTGGTGGTGGGGCAGAAGATTCTGCGTGGCAATTAGTTTATGATTCATTAAGCGCCATGACTCTATCGTTAGGAGATTTTACTGCAGGTGGATCGGCTACAGTTCAAGGCAAAGGATTTGAAGATTTAACCTTTGTTGATCAGAATCTGGCCAGTATTATTTCTGGAGCAAAGACAATCAATGTTACCGGAAAAATTACTAATAGCAGCGATACAATGGTATCGGATTCTGCTCAAGCAGTAAAAATTATTATTACATTTAGCATCAGCCAAAGCACAGCAACTGCCAGCACAGGAACTCACACCTTGACCGCATCTAGTAATAAAGCTGCGAACATTTCTGCTGCTAGCGGAAGTGTAATTAGTTTTGCAATCGTAGGACCGACTTATACGGCAGCAGTACAATCTTATAATAATTCTGTAAGTCCAAGTCCAAGTCCAACTCCGCCAAGTCCAACTCCAGGTCCAACACCTGCTCCTACTTTCTCTGTGCCTACACTAGAAATTGTTAACCCGTCTGATGCTACATTGTCTTTCGTTATGCCTGCTGCTACATGGAGCAGCACTAAAACAGTTACATTAAGAAATGTAGGCAGTTCTACTCTAACTATTTCTAACATCGCAATTTCCGAAAATAATGTGACAGCTCAGGGCGAATGGGGCTGGGTTACTTCACCTACATTCCCTAAGAGTGTTGCTCCGGGAGACACGGCTTCATTTACAATTCGATATCAAGGCCCTTCAGAAGGCAATTTTACAAATAGTATAACAATATCTTCTAATGACCCAACTGGAAGTAAAACTATATTTGTATATCAAACCATTACGGCTAGCACATTCGGAATCGCACCGAATACTACTAGTGTAAACGAAGGTGACACCATTACTTGGACAGCAACAACTTCAGGCGTAGCCGATGGCACAGTATTGTATTGGTCTATTGGCGGCGATGGCATAAACAATCCAGTTTCTTACGATGATTTTGTTCCGCCTTTCCCTCTAAGTGCGATTGCCGGATCAGTTACAATAACAGGCAATACTGGAACAATTTCTTTAACATTAGCAACTGATACTGGCTATGATGGTGATCCAGAATCCATGATTCTGCGTTTGCATTCAGGATCATCATCTGGTCCTGTGTTAGCTACATCTGCAACAGTTTATGTTAACGACACAGCTACAGCATCTCCGACTCCTGCACCTACAGCACCATCTTCGCCAACTCCAGCGCCAACCACTGGTCCAGGACCTGGTTTACCGCCAGGCCCGGGCGAAACTGAAGAGCCATAATTTTTTAATAAATCATTATGATTCGCAGACATATCGGCAGGGTCAGTGTCGTCGGTAAACCGATTCTGCCAATTACTATTCCCTTGATAAAAGGCTTTCTCGCCGAGAATATTCCCATAATCGAATCATATAATTACGCTGCATGGGTTGGCGGCAGTTGTGCTTATGATCTAGCCAGTGCCAACGATTTAGATTTGTATCTAACCGGAGAAATTGGGGACATTACTAAACTAGAAGACCTGCTTCATATATTATATCAAAGTGTTTTTGAAAATTATGGCTTTATGCTGGATGTTCGTTGGTGTTCAGGCCTTGAAAGTGTTGTAGATTGGAACGGTCCTATTCCTGCCGATATCAAATTTATACAAATACAGCAAGGAGGATATACCGACGATGAAAACAATATACATAGATCCTTTTGCATAGAACCTAATGTAAACATTAAAAAAATTAGTAACTGGCTAGTTCAAGGCACATGGGACCATGACAAGTTTCAATTGAAGTCAAAAGCAATAAATTATTGGAACACCCATAAAAATTTTCCAAAACTAGCTGCTAGAGAATTTCTTAAATCACTAGGCTAAATATTAACAACCCAGTTAATGAAAGGCCTTAAGTGGACATCAATAAAGATATCATTGGTTACAAAGACAAAATCAATGCTGTGAGTCCAAGCTTCTGCTTGGCAAAATGGAAACAAGTAACACTACATCTGCAACTTGGACAAACACACAGTTGTCACCATCCAGTAGCACATAGAATTCCCTTAGAGGAAATTGCAATTGATGCCAGCGCATTGCATAACACTAAGTTTAAAAAAGAACAGCGTAAGCAGATGCTAGAAGGCACTCGTCCTGCCGAGTGTGACTATTGCTGGAAAGTAGAAGACAGTGGCCCTGATGCTATTAGTGATCGAATCTATAAAAGCTACGATGTTTGGGCTCAGCCATATTTTGATCAAGTTAAAAATATGCCGTGGGATCAAAATGTTAATCCCAGTTATCTTGAAGTAAGTTTCAGCAATGTCTGTAACTTTAAGTGTAGTTACTGCGGTCCACAAATCAGCAGTATGTGGATGGAAGAAATTGAAAAGTATGGTCCATATCCTACTGGCCGTAGCTATAACGATATAGAATGGATGAAGCGTGATGGTGTCATGCCTATACCGCACAACCAGCATAATCCTTATGTGGAAGCATTTTGGAAATGGTGGCCCAGTGTTTATCCCGAACTAAAGCATTTTAGAATTACCGGCGGCGAACCTCTGCTGAGTAAAGATACATTTAAAGTCCTGGATTACATTATCGATAATCCTAATCCCGAAATACATTTTAGTGTTAACAGTAACTTATGTGTGCCGTCAAAAATCTTTGAAAAGTTTTTAGAGAAAATTAAAATCATCTGCGGTGAAAACAAAGTTAAAAAGTTTAAAGTTTTTACCAGCTGCGACACATATGGCGCCCAAGCAGAATATATCCGTGACGGCTTGAACTACGATCTTTGGAAAGCAAACATACATAGATTGCTTAGTGAAGTCCCCGGCTGTACTGTTACTATCATGAGCACTTACAATGCCTTAAGTATCTTTAGATACACTGACTTTTTAAAGGACATGCTGGAGATCAAAAATCAGTATGGTGGCCATGGTAAAACTCATGCTCCGTTAATAGTTGATGTGCCATACCTTCGACATCCCGGACATCAAGCTATCTTTATCATGCCCAATAAGTATGCAGAAGTAATCTATGATCAAGTTACTTTTATGTACGAAAACTTAGAGCATCCTGAATGGTATGGCACCAGCAACCGTGGATTCTTCCAGTGGGAAGCAGACAAGTTTAAGCGTATCTACGAATTGATGATCTACAAAGAAGAACATAAAAAGGTCACTGCTTATCACAAGGACTTTGTTAACTTTGTTGATGAGCACGATCGCCGTCGCGGCACTAACTTCTTAAAGACCTTCCCTGAAATGGAAGAACTATATAAGCAGTGGAAATATGGCTAAGATAGCAGTTTGCATCAACGGTCAACCTCGTACCTGGGAACGCTGTGTTGATTCCTGGTTAAATCTATTCAGCAGATTTGAAGACGCTGAAGTAGACTTCTTTTATCACATGTGGGACTTTAATAGTTTGCCACAGATTGTCAACGACTTAACTCCGCAACCGGTTAGTGCCGAAGAATTTCAGCGTCTACATAATAAGTTACTGCCTAAAAAACATCTAATAGAAGGTTATGCTAAAAGCATGAAAGTCATTGAGGACATAAGGCAAGCAGGGGACCGCTATGAAATTAGCGGCGGCACTCCTGTGCATTGGGCCGGTAGTCAGTTTTATAGTGCCATGCGAGCAGCACACTTAAAGCGCGAGTATGAAATAGAACAAGGCTTCCAATACGACATTTGCTTTAGACTACGCACAGATTTATACTTTGGCGAGTTTGCTATAGATAATTTTATTGGAGAATTTGAATTGCCTGAACCTAATACCATCTATAGTTGCCACAACGGACCTGCAGATGTTTTTCCATGGTTTAGAATCGGCGATATATTTTACTACAGTGACAGCAACACCTTTGACAAACTAAACGAGTTTTATCGTTGGTTACCAATTATAGGTATTAAGCCTTTTGGCCATGACAATAGTCCTCCGGAAATTCCTTTTGCCTTTTACATACAAATGATGTTAATAAAGAATCGCAGCAAGACTGCTGACCCTAAAGTAATGCGTACCGAAGAATACGCAGAGATTAAAGGAGGACTTGGCGGCCATGAGCTTACCTAATAATTCCCGTATTGCTGTTATATTTTGTGGCCAGTTACGAACTGCTGCTAGATGCTATCCTAACATACTAAACTTTATAGGATCTTGGCTGCCGCAGACTGATTTTTTTGTCCATACTTGGGACTACGATACTATTGCAGGACATAACCTAATGGGCAGAGATAGATCATTATTAGATCAAAAAATTCCTATAGATTATACTGTTGTTGATAAAGTAAAAGAAGTTTATAATCCAATATCAATGGAAATTGAAAGTTTAGATGCTTTTTATAAAAAAGGTTACAACTTTATTCCGTGGATATATAGCTTCATTAAAGCATATGAAGTATGTAAAAAATACGAACAAGAAAAATATAAAGGACATCGTTACAGGTTAATTTGCAAGTTCCGAACTGATACATTATTTCCTCCCGGGCACTCACTTGACAGTGAGATAAAATACATAGGTGGTAAAGATCAATATTTTTATACTTGTGATAATTGGAACGGAATGCCTAACAAAGTCGAAGACATAAAATGGATAGCCAAACCTGTTACTATGGATGCCATAGAAGAGTGGTGTTGGGAAAGATTACGAACAGATAATATTACAGAGAGACACTTAATGGATTGGCAAGAACACTGTAAAGTGTTTATGGATGAAAAGAATATCGCTGTTCATGCTTGGCAATACAATAAACTTTATCATTATAGAGATTTACATGAGCAAATGAATGTTGATATCAATGACATCGAAATGATCGAGCAAGTAAACACATTGAGGGGCAAATGAGAATAGCCGTAGTTTTTAGCGCACAAGTTCGCACAGCGTTATACGCTGTACCTAATATTAAACGATTTATCGGCGACTTATGGCCACATTGTGATTTCTTTTGTCATACTTGGCTTAAAGATACTGATAAGCTATATGGTTATGGTATAAGTCTGTTGGAAAATAAAGTAACAGTAGATCAAGCTACTGTCGACGAACTTCATAAGATTTATAATTTTAAAAAATTTAAAATGGAGAACTGGGAAGAAGTAGCATTAGTTAAACCCTATGATCCTCCTTTGTTTTATTCTTGGATCGAAAGCATCAAGTTTAAAAAAGAATACGAACAAGAACATAATTTTAAATATGATTATGTCGTTAAGCTAAGATTAGACAACATTTATTCAGACAGGATCTGTCTCCAGGACATCATCGATAAGACTGAATCAAACAGCTTGGTGGTCAACAACGTCATGTATAATGGAAGTATTGATGATTTTTTGTTTGCCAGTGATTCAACTACATCAGACAAAATGATAACGATCTATAATAGTTGGCTGAATTCAACAAAAACATATTTTGCTCAACTTGAAATACCAGATTTTTTAAAACAGGAAAATGTTAAATTAATCAGTCTGGGTATCGATACTAACGCACCTGCCGGCACCGGTAGTGATATTATTATACTGCGATCCGTATGTTTGAACTACGATCCTCTCACTGAATTTAATAAATGCTTTGAATGCGATAAGATTTTATATTGGGGAGGCGTTGAAGAATTGCATCATGTCTGTCGCTTATCAAAAGACGAATTGTTAGATCTTGCTCGTAGAGTCAAAGCCAAGTATAATAAACTGCCTAATGTGCTGATACATTTTAAAGACGAAATATGAAAACTTACAGAGTTGCTGTATGTCTCAGCGGACAATCTAGGACATGGGAATACTGTGTCAAAAATATTAAACGATTTTTTAGTCGAGACACCCATCCAGAAAATTTCGCCAAAG